ATGTCCACGCGGCACCTCAATCAGAAACAGCTGGCCGATCGGTGGGGCATCTCGCCCAAGACGCTGGAGCGCTGGCGCTGGCTCGGACAGGGCCCGAAGTTCCTGAAGCTTGGCGGCCGCATCGCCTACCGCCTCGAGGACATCGAGGCCTTTGAAGAGCAGCAGCTCCGCCAGGTGACCGGTTCTGCCGCGGCGGCGTCGCCGACGCCGACGGTTCCGCAGCAGGGGACATGGCCCGAGCAGCCGGCACGGCGGTTCGGCCGCTCCGTCCACGCATAGCCGCACAGCCGGCTCGACACCTTCCCGAAACGATCCGCGAGCTCGGAGTCGCCATGACCCTTCGCATCGTCACCGCCGATCAGCGCCTCGCCGAGGCGAACGGCAAGACCACCGTCGCCCTGTTCGGGCCGAGCGGCGCCGGCAAGACGTCGCAGCTGATGACGTTGCCGCCCGAGGAGACGCTGTGCATCGACCTAGAGGCCGGCTTGAAATCCGTCCAGGGCTGGCCTGGCGAGTCGATCTCGATCCGCACCTTTGCCGATGCCGTCGACATCGCCTGCCTGATCGGCGGGATCGATCCGGCGGCGCCGGCGGACGGCTTCTTCTCCGAGGCGCACCACCGCTACCTGAGGGAGACCTATCCGGACCTCGCCGCGCGGATCGTGGCCAAGCGGATCATCTTCGTCGACAGCATCACCGATCTCACCCGCCAGGCGATGGCCTGGGCGAAGACCCGGCCGGAGGCGTTCAGCGACAAGACGGGCAAGCCGGATACCCGCGGTGCCTTCGGGCTGCTTGCCCGCGAGGTGATCGCGCTGCTGAAGCACCTGCAACACGCGCCCGGCAAGACGGTGATCTTTGTCGGCGTCCTCGAGCGGGTGGTGGACGAGTTCAACCGCGAGCACTGGCAGCCGCAGATGGAAGGCGGCAAGGCCGGCCGCGAGCTGCCCGGCATCGTCGATCAGGTGATCAGCATGAGCCTGTTCGAACCCGAGGGCGACGGCTGGCGGCACGAGCCGGCGAAGGGCCAGGTCCGCCGCCTCGTCTGCCGCGCCGGCAATCCGTTCGGCCTGCCGGCCAAGGACCGGTCGGGACGCCTCGATGTCACCGAGCCCGCCGACCTCGGCACCCTGCTCGCCAAGATCAACCGCATCTGAAGGAGTTTACCATGTTCGACTTGAACGACGTCGAGCCGATCAACAGCGGCGAGCTGCTCCCGGACGGCAGCTTCGCTAAGGTGACGATGGCAATCCGCCCTGGCGGTGTGGACGGCTACACCGAGATCGACAGGGGCCTGCTGAAGGCCTCGAACGCGCCGGGCAGCGACGTGCTGTCGCTCGACTGCGAGTTCACTGTCACCGAGGGACCGTTCGCCAAGCGCAAGTTCTGGCAGCTGTTCACCGTCGCCGGCGGCAAGCTGGACGACAAGGGTGCGTCGATCGGCTGGAGCATCTCGAAGCGGGTCTTCCGGGCGATGATCGACAGCGCGCTCGGTCTCAATCCGGAGGACATGAGCGAAGCGGCGAAAGCGAAGAGGCAGCTGCGGGGCTTGGCCGATCTCAACGGCATCAGCTTCGTCGCCAAAGTGGCGGTCGAGCCGAACAACGATCCCCGCTACCCCGATCACAACCGCCTCGATCACCCGGTGCTGCCGACCGAGAAAGAATGGCGCGCGGTGATGAACGGCGAGGACGTGCCGCCGCGCCCGTCAAAGCCACGAGCGGCAGCTGGCAGCCGCAGCGCGGGGACGGCTCAGCCGCCGACGTGGGGCAGCGCGCAACAGAAGCCGGCGGCGGCACCACAGACGACGGGCGTACCGCTCTGGCAGCGGCCAGCAGAGTCCTCGGCACCGGCTCCGCAACCGATGCAGTCGGCACCACCGGCGAAGCCGGCCGGCCCTGCGTGGCTGAACGGCTGACGCAGCCGCCTACATGACCGCCATGACCGACGACGCCTGGCAGGCGCACGTGACGCGAGAGGCGGCAAGGGAGATCGGCCGATGGCTGGAAGGAAGAGGCCGGCTGCATCAGCCCATCGCCGCTCTCAGCCTGGGCGAGCTGGAGTGCATGGCGGCCGCGGCGATCAGCCGGTTCATCGTGCTGGCGACGGAGCGGATCCGCGAGCAGCCGGACGACAGCGCGGACCTGTCGGCACTCCTTTACCCAGGCTGTGTGCCATCTGCGGCCGGGAGGCCCGGGGCTTCGGCTACACCCGCGAACTCCGCTTCGACCGCTATCCCAGCTACCGCTTCTGCTCGATGCGTTGCCTCGACGCCGGAGCGGCGCTGGCCGGAAGGAATAACGGCATGATCGATAAGACCGACATGGAGCGCAAGGCGATCCGCGACGCGCGGCGGTTCTTTGCCGAGGCGCTGACCGAGCTCGGCCTGATGGAGCCTTTTCATGATCGAGCGGCGGCGGAGATCGACCGGCTGATCGAGGCCTGCATCGACGGCTTCCAGGACTCGATGCAGCGCCAGTCGCTGAACGACGACCTGCCGTTTTAGGCGACGCCGATGCGCGACGTCATCGACCTCAACGCCGGCTCCGGCTTCGTCTATCACCGAGCGGCGTTGGCCGACCCGGCGAGCCGGCTCAACGCGCTCATCGACGCCGCCCTGGTCGCGGCCGATCGGGCGAAGCCCGCGCGCGACTATCTCGGCGCCAGCCGCATCGGCGAGCCGTGCTCGCGCAGGCTGGTCTACGAGGTCACCCGAACGCCGAAGGACGACGGCCGGGAGTTCGCGGGAAGGACGCTGCGCATCTTCGACGTCGGTCACCAGCTCGAAGACCTCTGCGTCGGCTGGCTGCGGTCTGCCGGCTTCGACGTGCGGACCCGCAACCGTGCCGGCGAGCAGTTCGGCTTCTCGATCGCCGGCGGGCGCATCCGCGGCCACATCGACGGCGCCATCGTCGCAGGGCCGGACATCGGTATCCGCTGGCCGGCGCTGTGGGAACACAAGGCGCTCGGCGAGAAGTCGTGGGCCGGGGTCGTCTGCCGCGGCGTCCGGGCGGCGCGGCCGGTCTACTTCGCGCAGATGCAGCTTTACATGGCGTACATGGACTTGCCGGTCGCGACGTTTACCGCCACCAACCGCGACTCGCTGGTGCTCTACCACGAGATCTTGCCGTTCGACCCGCACGAGGCGCAGGCGCTGTCCGACAAAGCGGTGGCGGTCATTCGCGCGGCCGAGGCCGGCGAGCTGCCGCCGCGGATTGCCAGCGCATCCGACTTCTATCTCTGCCGCTTCTGCCCATACGCCCGCCGG